GCTTCATCATGCATTGATTCATTTACATCACCATTAACTGCAAATCTTGATGCTTCTGTTAATGGATTAGGAGTTGTCTCTACTAAATACATACCATTTCCTAATTTATTAATAGGACGATATTTAACCACTGACTTATCTAATGTAACATCACTTCCAGTTGTATCTGTTATTTTAATTCTTTCATATAAGTTAAGCTTAAATCTTTCATCAAATGGTAATTTATCATTTTTCGTATCAACTCCATCAACAGGAACATACATTTTAATATACTGATTTCTAGCAATATTTCTATCACCTCTTATAACAAGCAGACCATTTTGAAGGTATTTTGCAGAATACTTTTGTTTAGGAACTATTTTATTGTTCTTATAGTTATTCTGATGAAAAGTTTTCCACACTTGATCTACATTTACAACATCTGGTGAATTAGCATAATTTTTAAATATATCTGCTGTTAATCCTGCATACAGATTAAGTGGTAACACTTTTGTAAATGTTACAGGACTAAGCTGCACACCAGATTGCAAGATAGCTAATCTAGCTAAATTATCAATAAATTCTTTTAATTCAAAATCACCAATCATCTCAGCTTGAGAATATAATATGTCAATAGACTCACTTATAACATTAACATCATAAGATGACATTTTATTATTAAACATCTTAATGTTATCTGTACTAAGTCTATTCTGATTAATCACTGGGAATAAGTTCTTAAGAGCTAAGCTATCAGGATACTTATCCTTCATCCTTTTAAGACGTTTAGCCAAAGACTCGTTTTTACCATCTGTAAATAAGTTGAAATATTGGTTAAGTCTTTCATTATTTCCAAATGGTGTATTCTGTAATATATATGCAATAAAGAAGTTTTGGTATCTATTAAGATATTCAGCTTTATCTTCATTGGTCATAAATATACCATCGTCATCAAGCTTTTCTAATATAGGCTCAAATGCAGGTAGAGATTTAGGATTAAGAACAACAAAGAATTTCTCAAACATATTACGCACATCATCTTTAACTTCCTTCACCTTTCCTAAGAATGTTTTATCAAACACTCTATCTAATGAATCTTGTTTAATAAAATTATCATTAACAGCACGATTATATCTAGATTGTTGTAAATGACTCTCAACTATGTTTTTAGTTTTAGTTGTATCATAAGATATACCTCTAATAAAGTTTGATAATTTATCAGCTTGTGTTTTATAATCAAGCATATCCATAAGAATAGCCACTTGCATTAAGTTCTGTTCTTTTGTAAGTGTTTTACTTGATATTGCTTCTGCTAATTGTTGAGGAGTATATTGTTTGAATTGTTGTTGAATACCTCTAAATAATGCTAATGTTTTATCTGGATATTGTGTTGTATCAATAACATTCCCAGTTCCTTGTGTGTAATAAAGAGAAGCTGCTTTAATTATCACTTCGTTAAAATATAAGGCCTCATCATTCACTTCATTAACAAATGTCTTATTAGCATCTCTATATTTAAAGTAATCATCTATAACAGGTTGATTAAACATCAATGCTATATTCTCTTGAGACACACCACGTTTTGTTAAATAAAACCACGTAGCAGCAGTTTCTAGATTAAGACGTATATCAAATATAAATGGATCTTTTGCAGCATCCACTGATCCTGTAAGAGCTTCATTAAACAAGTCAAATATATACATTCCATCTTCATCTACTGTAAGATCTAGTTTATTTGTATTTGAGTTTGGAAGTTTAATTTTCACTTGTCTAGTAGTACCATCATAATCTTTATATGTACCTGTTAACTCCACCTCACCAATTTGACTCATTGTGTGTGATGTAATCTGCAATGCTGCTACACCCACCAATTGTTTTGATGTTACAAATGTTTCACGCGTTTCTGACATAGTAACCCATTCAGAAAGCTTAGTCATATTTGTGTCATCTCTTTTTATTCCTTTAAGCTCAAGAATATATTCAGATAGTTTTTTAAGTTTTGAAGCACTATTAGGAGTAAGAAGCTGACGTTGATTATCAGGATGTTCAAGAATTGTCTTTATTATTTCAATCACCCTATTTTGTAATGCCTTTTTACTATTTTGGTCTTCAATAGATCTTTTTGAAAACTCTTGCAAACTATCTTTTGTAGTAATTTCAGTTTTAAGAGCATTGTAGTCATCTGCTGCTTTATCTAATGCCACTGATAAAGCTTCAACATTTAACTGATTCATTTTTAATTCTTCATCAGCTAACATTGCTTGTTGAATATTTTTAATCTTTTTATTAAAAAGATCAGAAACTAATTTTCCTTCAATAGCATTACCTTTATAAATAAGCTCTTCAAAATAATATAATTCTTCTTCTAATTGTTTTATTTCTTTAACACCTGTTCTTATTTCTTCTTTTAGATTATTAATAATATTTATTACAGGTTTAATTATATCTGCATATTTATCATTAATGTATCTATTATAACGATTGTTTAATTCATCTGGTGATGAACTATATTTAATGTATTTAATCTCATTAGTTTTCTTACTAATATAGTAGTTAGCTAAAAACATATTGAGTTTATCCACGTCAAAGTCAGATCCTGTTTTACCTACCATTTCAGAAGGAACAACCACCATATCTCCATATGAAGGATCTAAGAATCCTTTAATAACAATAGAGTCAATCATATTTAACCCTGATGTAGGAATACGAGAACCTATAGAATTTAATAAGTCAGCAAAATCTTTACCTTCAGGAGCAACCCAAATTCCTTCTTCGTTTTGCACAAAGCCAGCTTCTTGTGGTGTAATTCCTTTAAAGTACCAAGGAGTGTACACTTCAATGTATCTACCGTAATCAGTATTATAGAAGTTAAGATTACTAGAAGATATTGTAACAGATTCTTTTTCTTTCTTTGAAAGTTTAGAGTAATCCTCTACATTTTGATACACTCCGTCTTTTATATAAAGTAGCTTTCTACCCTGAGCAAACAATGTAGATGACACCTGAACATTAGCCTTACCAAACATTTCTGTTCTGATAATTCTATTGTCAACTAGTGAATTTAAAACAGATTCAATACGTTCTCTAGCTGGGTTTGCATCTAATGGATATTTTGGTACTTCTTTATTATCATCTATAAATGTATCAAGCATTTCAACCACATTGTCAGGAAGATTTCTTTTTATAGCTTCTTGACGTAATGTTTCCATTAGTTTTCCAACATTCTCAATATCGTATGAACCATCTTCATTTTGTTTTAATCCAAGCTCTTGTAAAAGAGCTTCTCTTTCAATATCTAATAAAGCATTTAATACATTTTTGTATTCTTCTGCATAAGGCTTAAGACTTTCAGGAAGATCACTTAGAATAAGTTTTCTTATCTGGCTACCAAAGATTACAACATTTTTAGCATAGTCAGGGGTAGATACCTGTATACCAAAATATTTACTGAATATATCTTGCAGGATGGGAACTTCTTTAGATATAGTTCCATCTTCATTATAAAATGGTGTAAGCTTTCCATTAGGTTTAGTCATTGCACCCACTTTATGTCCTGATCCAAAGTCAATAATATCAACACCTTGATTTTTAGCATCAATATATTTAGACATCATCTCTGGATTGTTCTTCACTCTACTCCAAGTTAAAGGAAACACTGAGTTTTTAAGGAAATTAATATGGGACATTCCATCAGTGTTTTGAAATCCAAAACCTTGTGGTTTTAACACTTGAAGAATAGCTTCTGGTTTTGGTTTACTAAGAACTTCTTTAGCTTTTTGAATTTGTTCTTTAGTGTATTTAGGATTATAATAAGGATGAGATTTATCAGAACGATCAATTATTTCTAAAGCATTTTCATAATCCAATAATGCTTCTTGTTCTTTTGATAACATTCCAGATAGATATAACATATCTCTAAAATAATCAGGCATAATCATTGCTTGACCATCAGCTTCATCCATATTAATATATGAACTAATATATGTTCCTTTACCCCCTACTATAGATTTAAGAGAACCATCTTCATTAAACTTAGCACCAATCAATTGCTCTGCTCTTTTCTTATCAACCTTAGTAGAAATATCTTTGAACAATTCTTCAGCAATATATTTTAAATAAGGACTTGTCACCTTTGGATCAGCATAAGATATACTTCTCATTACAGGATTATCTGCATCACGAACTCTACCATCATAACGAGGTTTGTTTTGTTCCATCCAAGAAATAACATGAGGATTTTCGCTTATAACATTCTTTTGAGAATTAGCACCACTAGAACGTTTAGCTAAGTCTTTATATAATGCAGGATGACCATAAAACAACTTATGTTGCTCATATACAGCAAGTTGTCTATTTACAACGAGGAATCTAGCAAGTTTGTTAAACTCCGCTTCACTCATTTCTTTAGTGTTAATACCAGATATAGCATCTGCATCTTTTGGAATACCAAGAGCTTTAAATCTGTTTAGCACATTTATAACAGTGACCCCTGCATCAATTTCAACAGTTTTAACTATTTCTTTATTTACCAACCATTGTTTTGTTTCCTTCACTTGAGATTCAACATAATCTTTTAATATACCTTCATTCTTTACCGTGCTAACAAAGTTTTCTGTTAATGCTTCAAATATTAATGTAGCATTTTCAATTTTTGTTCTTTTAGTTATTTTAGTATCCTTAACAAGTTTTTCAAAATAATTACGAAGGTTTGATCCTTTCTCTAGTCCAGGGATATTAGAAAAATGTCCAAGCTCAAGTATTCTATCTTGATGATTCTGAATATTATTAGGATAGAAATGAAATCTTAAAGCATGCATCACCTCAGCTTTAAGAGCATTGATATACTTATCTTCAATTAAACCAAGATTAGATATCTCACTCATTTTTACAAAGTGACCCATTTTAACTGCAAACTCACTAGACTTATCTGAATTGATTACAGTGAAATAAGATCCTCTTAGTATGTGATAGATTTCTTGAATAATCTTATCATTAAAGTTAAGTTTATCAGTGTTCTCACCATCGCTTTCACGTTCTGCAGCCATACCTGATATATACTCATAATCTATTTTAACACCTTCTCTTTTTCTTCCCTTAGCATCAAATACAATACCACCAGGAGAAAGTATTTCAGACGTAGAGTTATATGGATTTAACTTTATAATATCCCCAACCACTGTACCATATTGTGGGTTGGACATAATAAACTCTTCTAAAGTATTTGCACTATTAAGAGAATGCAATACATAAGATATTTCAGAAGGAAGTGTAATAGCATACTGAGTTTTACCATCAGCAGTTTGGTGAGAAAGCAATGTATCTTCTGAACGGAAGTTTAGTTCTAATTCAAGAAGAGCATTTAAAGGACCACCTATTAAATCAGTTCCAAATAAAGAATCATATTTAATAGTTTTATTATTTTTAACAGCATCTTCTAATACATATTTTAAACTATTATATGCATTCTTAATTATATTCTTATTAGTCTCAGAAAGATTTTCTGGTTTAGTAGATAGACTAATACCTAATGCATTAAACGCACCTAAATGTCCTTTTACATCAGAAGCACCTAAAATATATGTAAGTCTTGGACTACTTAAGTTTATTTCAATTGTATTAGCAGGACTAATATAAACTATTCCACCTGTATCAAGTTTTGAAATATCTACTTTGTATGCCTTCTCTTTAATACCATTTCTCCACTCTTCACGTATCTTTTCTTTTGTATTAACGCTTACAGCATTAACGTGACGTATTTTACCATCAGCACCTACAATAATTTTAAGAGGATTATTTCTGTTTCTTGTAAAAGAAGTTTCAAACGCTACAAGAAGACGAACATCATCATCAGAAACAATACCACCATTTTTTAATGTATCATATTTAAGTCTTGATTTTAAGTTCTCAATCCACTGATATCCATCCTTATATCTAAATTTATAAATGGGATCTTTAAACTTCTTATCAAGCTTATTAAACATTTCTTCTAATGCACTAGTCTTTTTAAACGTACCATCTTCTTGCTTTCTCATCATTGGTACAACGTCAGAAAGTTCGTTAAGAAGAATATTCATTTTACGTTTATAAGAAACAAGAGAAGGAAGATTTAACTTATTTCTTACATCACTAACTTTTCCTGATTCATCCGTTTTATTATCTGGAAGAGAAAGAATAAGAAGTCTTACAGTGGGGTTAGTTAAACTAGTAGGATCTACATATATAACATCTCTAATCCCTAGTGTATTAGCATTTTCTTCTTTTGCTTCTATTTCAGCAATATCTTCTTCAGATTTCTTAACATCTTCAACTTGTTTAAATTTCAAGCCAAACTGAGAAAGGTAATTTTTAAATTGCTCTTTAACTTCTGTATTATATATTTCGCTATTTAAAACACGTTCTTTTTGAAAATAAAGATTGCTTGCAATTTTTTGATCTTCAGCTATTCTATATTCTCTATATTGATTTATAAATTCAGTTTGTACTTCAGGAGATGCATATTTAAATTCATCTCTTTGCATTACATCATTTAACCCTGGCATAAACCTGTTAAATATTGTAGACCAGCTAGCTTTAAACAAATCTTCAAAAATGTTATTGTCTTCATCAAACATTTTTTCAATAGTATATCCCTTAGCTTTATATGATTCATTATTAAGTTTACTAAAGAATATAGCTGTCAAGCCTTCCATAAGTTGCTGTGTAAACTCTACAGAGGTTCCACTTACAGAAGCGCGATTGTGTTTAACAGAAGGATCAAAGTTTTGTAGTGGTGTAGCATCTTTAAATTCACCCTTAGCAATTTGACCAAATAGTTTTGTAGTTTCATCTTCTATCTCAGCCACCTTTTCTTTGGTTAATCCAAGAATCTTTTTAAGCCAATTCCAGAGTCTTCTAAAAAATGTGTTTCGTTTAGGAGATTCTGCTTTTACTTCTGTACCTTCTTTAAGCATGTATTCTCTAAACTCTTCAGCAAGAGCTTCTTTTATAAGTCTTTTTTCATCTTGAGTTTTGTAGTTTGCTACAGCCCACAGATAAGAAGGTTGTGACTTGTAATCTTTTCTTTTCTTATATTCATCTATAAGAGCTTGTTGTTTTTCAGGAGATAGATATGCATTCCATACAGCTTCAAAAGCTTCGTGGAAACCTGTACCTTCTTCAGCAAACTTATACATGCGAATCATTCCATTAACGAATTGACCCATGTATTTACCATCTACTAATTCATCTAATATATCTAATGGAATTTGAGGAAGCACCTTACTAAGCCACTCTTTAAACTTAGCAATATCTTCTGTTTTAGTAGCAGCTGTTATTTCACCCACCCTTGCATTAGCATCATAATCATCTTTTGGCTTAGCTTGTTTAGCCATATCCAAAAGATTTTGAGCTGAAGTTTGAGCTGATACTTGTACCTTACTTTTATATTCTAAGTTTAATTGTTTATTATATTTGGTAGTGTATTCTTCTTTTGACAAAGGTGTAGCACCTTGAGACCTAGCTTCACTAACGTAGTCTTTATATTTCTGATTTACAAAATCATCAAATGTAATACCACTAGCTGCTAGTGTTTTACCAACAACAGGTGCAGCTGTAGATTTTAAACTAATTGGTTGTTTAGATGCTAACGCTTTATTAATCAAATCTTGATCAAACAAAACAAACTCGTTTTGTAAAGCCCCATCTATAGAACCTATTTCAGCTTTAATGCCAAGGTTTTGTTTAAACTCATGTAGTGTTTCTAAAGAAGGTCTTGCTTGATTTTTCTTATTAATAAACTCATCTTCTGAAATTTTTCCATATCCAAACTTTCTATCTAATAGATTTTCAGGAGATATCTCAATCTCAACTGTATATATTTCTTCTCCAGGATAAGGTTTATCTAGAGATAAGTACAATCCTTTACCTCTTTGAAATTGATTTTTAGAAGTAGGTCCAACTTTTTCAGTCCTATAAGCAACTATTCTTAAGTTTCCATTAGGTAAAACAGTTATTCCTGGTTTTCTTTCTATATCAGACGTTTTAGTAACATCATAGACAACACTTCCATCAGGATTTTCTATCTTAACAATAGTTGATAAATCTACTGTTACTCCTTTATTTCCTATACCAAGCTCATTACCACTTAAAGATATTCTAACCGCAGACTCTCTAGTACCATCTGATAGAGTTACAAAGAACTGTCCACCTTCTCCTTGTCCTGCTTTTTGTATAGCAGCTCTCACTTCTTTTCTTTTAGCTTCTACATTAAAGACAGGAGCTGTAGAAGCTATTTCATCTTTATACTTCTCATCAATTTGCTTTAAAACATCTTCTCTTGTATCTCCAATTAATTCATCAGCAGAAGCTCCACCTGGATCATCAGCAATAGCTCTCCATCCATCTGTTACTTTTTCTATAGATGCAATTGCTTTATTTTTTCTAGTTTGTGCATCAGAAACAGAAACTGGTGTTACAGGAGTAGATTGACTTGTAAGAACTTGAGCCACCTTAACATCATTAACTGTTTCTCCTTGTTTAGCGTATTCTTCTATGCGAATAAATGTTTCTTTAAAACTATCTATCATTTCCAACTGAATAGATTTTCCCTGCGCAACAGTTTGAGAAAATTTATTAACAGCTTCAAATCTTTTATCAAATTCACCTTGATAGAAGTCTTTAACTTTTTGACCATTTAAATCTGCATTAGTTAGATCTTCTCCTTTTTCATCTATAACTTGAAATATTTCATATTTACCATTTTTATATTCAGTGTGTAAATACAATTCATTTCCATTTCTACGTCTAGTTACAAATGTAACTTTACCTTCTTTTGGAATGTTGTTTTCAATATTATAAAATATAGATCCATCATCTGCTCTTACTTCTTTTTGATATAAAGAATATTGCTTAATGCTTTTTGGTGTTGTAGTGGGTTGATCACCAGCAGCTTGTACAGGTTCTGCTACAAATCCTGAAGCATCATATTTAAAATAAACATTTTTAAGTTGATAGTTTTGAGCCTCAGTTTTATTTTCTGAAGGAGATGTGTATGGTTTAATATTAGTGTATAACACTGATCCACCAGGTCTTTCAGCTAAAAGATAATGTTGATAGTTAACATATTGTTTTCCTCTAACTATCTTACCATCTATCACTTTAACATCATAAAATGACTCTGTTTTGTTCTTATCATTTAATAATGTATTATTAACTTTATGATATTGAAGAGCTTCTAATATTTTATCTCTATTTTTTTCTATAGAGTCAGCTGTAAATAAAATATTAGTAGAGCCAATATTTAATCCACTCTGTACAGATAGTTGAAAAGGACTTGGTTTTTTACCTTCTTGAACAGGAGACCAATATGTAACACCTTGCAAATATCTTAAAGCTGTTTGAAACTCAGCAAGTTGCTCTTCATTAAGTCCTAATTCAGAATTCTTTTGAATGAATAATTCTGAAAGTCTTTTTAATATATTAATTACATTCTCTTGTTCTTCTGCTGTAAACTTACGATTGTAAACAACAATAGGAGGTTCACCAGGTCTAACAACCATGGCTCTACCTGCTTTCACCCTAGTATCGTTCTTACTAATTACAATTCTTACAGGTCTACCATCAGGATGTTTAAGATTTGTAAAATCAGGATTGTCTTCTATAAGTCTACCTTCTAAAGAAAGCTCTTGAGGACGTTGAGGTGTAGGATTACCATCTTCATCATAACCACCTACCAATGGTTCTCTATTATATATACCAGGACTTTTATCAATAATAGGTAATACAACTGTTTCACCAGCTTTTACCTTTTCTTTAATAGCATTACGTACTTGTTTAAAATAAGTTGCAAATGCTAACGCTTGTTCTTTTGTTACACGATTCTTTTGTGTTTTCTTATCGTATATAGCAAAGTTATCTTTTAACCACTCATATGTAGCATCAGCATCATCACCTAACAACTCTTTACTACCATGCATTCCTGTATAAACCATGTTCTCTTTAGTGGGATTTTCAAGTATGTTCCCATCCATTCCAACTGGTTTAAAATTACCCATTGCATCTCTTCTAACAACAACTAGTCTAATATCATCCTCAAATCCTTCAGATCTTAATTCTTGAAACTCCTTTGAGTCTTTTGTAACAGGCATTAAATAAAACACAGACCCATTCTCATCACTAAGTTTAGCTGTTTCACTAAATTTAAAAAATCTAGCTTCTTGTGGTGATGTAATTTGTGTATCATTTTTATCAGCAAAATGCCTACCTGCTGTTTTAAATAAAGCATTCTCATCTAATATAGGAGCAAATGCTTCCATTTGCTTAAATGTTTCTGCTTCTTCTTCACTACCAGGTGCAATATCTATAATAGGTTCTGTACTAAAAAGAGCATCTACTCCTTGAATCATTTCATCTTTTACAGGAACTGAATTTGGTTTTGTTATTATTTTATTTCCTTCTTGTTTTATTATTCCTTCTTTTTGTTGAATTAAATTATAACCAAGAATAATTCCTTCTTGAACAGCTTGAAGCATTCCAATTCTTTTTTCAAGAGCTGAAATTTCACCTCTCTGTTGATAGGCTAAAGTGAGTCTATCATATCTATCTTGAAGATATCTAGCTTGTTCCAATAACTCTTTAAGTTCCTTTTTAGAATCAACCACTCTATCTACTAATTCAAATATATAAGCCAACTCCATAGAGTCGCCATCATTTAATGAATTAATAATATTCTGAATTGTTTTTTTATTATCAGCATCTTTCTCTTGTCTTTTCATTAGAACAAGCTGATTAAGAAGCTGTTTTTTATCGTTTATACCTGCAAGCGTATCAAATAAATCTGTAACACGATTAATTCTTTCTAATAGTTTATTAGAATAATCAATCATGTTTTGAAGAATAGATATTCTTTCATTAACTAAATCTAATTCAAGTTCAGTTTCATCAAGCATACCACTAATTTGATCTGTAGTAATACCTCTTGATGGTTTAATTATTTCTTGTTGCTGAGCTTCATTTAATCTTTCTTGTTCAGATGTGTAAATTTTACCATCAACCATTGTAAATGGTTGACCAGATTGTTCAATTTCTTCAATACCTTCAAAATAATATTCTAAAAGTTGATTTAGTACATCTTGTTGTTTTTGTAACTCTTGACTTTGAATTTGTAAATTCTCAATTAATCGCTCAGCACTTTGAACAAGATTTATCAATACCTCTTTACGTTGTTCAAGTTCAATTCTCACCTTAGACTTTCTACCTCTTACATAAGGTTTATTTTGAAACTCTTCTTCAATTAATTCTATTTCAGCAATATAATCTTCTAATTCTTTTTTAATTTTATTATATTCTTCTTCATTTTTATTTCTATCTACCAACAATTTATCACTCTTAGACATAACATCTTCAAGAGCTTCATTTAACATTTTTAATTGCGACTGTCTTCTAGTTTCTGTTCTTCTACTAACAACTTCATCTTCACTTTCTGTTATATCTAAAACATCTTTTTTATTACTAGCATATTTTTTTAGATATTCTGCATTATAATAAATAGATTCTTTAACATTTCTTACAGGGTTTATATAAACAATTTTTAAAACATATTCTCCATTTTCTTTAATTAATTCTAAACGAGCTTTAACATTTATTCCTGTAGAACTAAAATCTTTGTTAGCATATTTACCTTTTGTATAATGTGGTTTACCAGTCTTTTTAAATACATTTAGATCAAATACAACATCTCTATTTTTAAAATATATACGTTCATGATCTGTCATTGAACTTAATGGATAAAGTTTTCCTATTTGTGAAAACTCATCCACTGACATTATTATCACTTCTTTTTCATCATTATATGTAAAACTAATACCTCTATCATCAATAGATACAATTTTAATTATATCTTGATCATATTGTATTACTGGTACTTTTCCTTTATATATACGTTTTTTAGGACTTGATTCAGTTATATAATTCTCACCTTCTTTTATTTCAAATGTTACTTCTTTACCTTCTTTGTCTTTTGTAACAATTGTTGTTACTGCTTTAGGTGTATCATCTTCAACTCCAGCATTTTTTTCTATTTCTTTTAAATGCTCCTCTAATTTCTTTTTCTCAACAGCTATAATTGCATCAGTTATTCTTTCTTGCATTTTAGCAAACTCAATTGGATTGGCCAATTTATTATAAGCATCAATATATTCTTTATTATCTTTATTTAATTCAATATAGTCTAATAAATTAGTATATATTTCATCCAACTGATCTTCTTTAATTACAATATCAATTTTAGATTCTTTATTTTTAGAATTTAAATATGTAACTAAAGCTTTTTTAGCTTTATCAGATTTTAACTTATCTCCGCGTTCCATGTTAGCTAACTGAGAATAGTTTTCTTTCCATTCTTCTAAACTAGCTAATTGTTCTTTTTTTGCTTCTATTAAATCTTTTGTTGCATTGTCTTTTGTTTCTTGAGACTCTAAATTTTTAATCTCCATTTTTAGAAGATCTATTTCTGCCTCTGTATTTTTAGTAGCGCCAATATTTCTAAATGCTATAGCTGCTGTAGATCCTAATACAGGAACACCAGCCATTTTAACTTGCAATTCTCCAGCGCGCATTGTAGCTTTTCTAGCTTTGTAATCAACTGTGGCAAGCACTTCAATAGCATCATCCAAAGCTCGTTTAGCTCTTAATGCTGTTTTTCTCTCAGGTGTACCTTCTTTATAAAGTTCAGGAATAACTAAATCACCAAAACGATTTTTTAAATCTCTCCATGTTTTATGAAAATCAATAACATTATCAGCAATCTTATTAAAGAATTCTTTAGTTGAAGCTACGTTTTCTTCTGTCTTATCAAATCCAAAAGCTTCTTTAAATTCATTATCATTAAAAGCATCCCCGTAGGCACGAATTGTTTCAATAACACCATCAATCATATCTGTCTTAATAGCAGCAGATATCATTTTAGCAAATGCTGAATCTTTATTATTATGAAAAACATATGCATCTCTATTAGCAATAGCCTCTTGCATATTTTGTGCAGTTTTGTTCTGCACTTTGACATTAGCTATATGCTCAGGTAGATACTTATTAGGATTTTCATAAAAAGCATTAAGGGCTTGAATACTTTCTGTAAGTTGTTTTTTTCTTTCTTTTACTTGTAGTGGATCACTGCCTATTTTTTCTTTTGCTTTACCAACAGCAAAATTAATAGGTGATAACAATCTACCTGTTAAAGCACCCATTAAGAATGTCTTTAAGCCTTGTGTACTATACTGTTCTTTAGCAGCTTTACTTATGTAGTCAGTTAATTCAGAACCTTTTGCTCCATGATACAAATCATAATAATAATCTTGTAAAGCTTTATTTGATGTTTCTTGAAAAAGTTCTTGAATACCTTCACTTGCTTCCCATTTAAATACATTTCTACCTACAGACTTAGTTGCTTCCCAAGCTGCTTTTTTAACACCAAAATCTTTAGAAATTTCAGAAAACAAACCTAAAGTTCCTAATGTACCTTTTTCATACACTTTAGTTAATGATTTACCAACACCTTCTTTTGCAGCTGCTTTACCAGAAACTTTTAAAACATCTTCAGCAAACTCAGAAGTTCCTTCACCTAACACTTTTCTACCAAAAGAAAACTTGGTAAATAAGTTATCAAATTGAAGTCTATTAGCAAGCATTAAAATACCACTATTTACTTGAAAGTTATCAAATGCTGCATCTTTAGCTATTTGTTCTATAGCAGTTAATTTATCAGGTGTAGGAGCTTCACCTGTTTTAAATAACTCTTCATCGTATAGTTTAGTATAAAGATCACCATATGTACCAGCTGCTTCCATTCTAGCTTCTGTCATTGCCATATTAGCTTCTGATAAGAAACGTCTCACCCCACCTAATCCAATAGCACCTAGTTGCAAAGCTCCAGCTCCTGCTTTACCATACTTAGCTAGTGCATATCCTGTATCAACAAATGGTATTATTTTACGAGCTCCTGTTACAAGAAACTCAGGAATACTATTTGACTTCCAAATAGGCGTACCTAATTTTACCATATCTTTGGCAATATCAGCTTTGGTAACTATTCTACCTGCCCACTTAGGAGCACTTAAACCAAGTTTAGCTACTGAAAATTCTGTAGATAAACCTAAAGTTAAAAGTTCTTCAGAAAGAAATTGACCTATAGTTCCAAGAGCAAATCCTGATTGCTGAAGCATGTCACCAAAAAACTTCCTATTAAATATGCCTTCTTCATATTCAGGTAAATTATAAATGGCATATTTATTCATTATTTCTTTAGTAGCTCTATCTTGCTCTAATAAATCTTCAGGTGAACCTATTAAATCTGTTTTAGCTTCATCCCAATTTGTACTCCATATAGCATCAATTAGATTACCCCATCCTTTCCATCCTTCAACAAATGTATTCCCAGCAAGTTTAAACATTCCTGTTAATCCATTACCCCATACATCACCCCATGTTTGACGTTTAGCATATGCAAATTCATTTTGAGGACCAAGATATGGATTATAACCAAGTTGGGCAAAGTCACGTGTATTACTAGTATATCTCTCTACTTGAGATCTATCCCAATCAAAAAATACAGGAGCAGCCATAGCTGTGCCTGAAGGTGCTTTATTTTCAAATGATTGCAAACCTTTTTCTACTGGATCAAGTTGAGCTGGTGGTTGATATCCAAAACCATCGTTAATACTAGTATTAATAAGATCCAACATATCTGGACCTCTATCTGGAAGTGGAAGTTCAGGCTCACTTAAATATGCACCTTGTAGTTGTTCAGGAATTATACCAGTACCAAAATCCATATCTTTATATTAATTTTATTTATTTTAAATTAATTCCATTTTGATTAAAAAACAAATCTCTACTAATTATTGAAGGCGACCCTCCTCCAGTATTTTGAGTATTTTTTCTATTTTTTAAATACTCTTCATACTTTTGTTGTAGATCAAAATTAGCTTTTAAATTATCATAGTAAATCTTTTGTATTTCAAAAACAATTTCATCAGGAGTTTTTTCTTGAAGACTAAATATTCTATCAGTAATTTGTCTTTCTTCAAGTCTTGTTCTCATTTCATTTGTTTTAGGATCTATTTCGTTTATACGAACATTATATTTTAAATTAAGCCTCACTGTACTAGGCATAGATTGAGGTGTAGATCCATCTCTATCAGGAGTTAATGTAAAATTAAAACCTGTTGCATTCATCATATCATCAGATTTAAATTGCTTTCCTCTTAATAATGTTTGATAAATATAATATCCAGAATTCTTAGGCATATCACGTAAGTTCGGACCTAAACTAGGACTTCCTTCATTAATTGCAAATACAAATTTTTTGCCAGCCAAATCTGTTAATTTTTCAGTTCCTAAAACAATTTTTGAACCATCAGTAATAGCTCCAAAATCTACAGATATATTTGCTCTTCCTGCTATTAATCCACCACCTGCTGTATTGTATTTAAAACCTCCAAAATACTGTTCTGTTTGTTTTTCATTTTGTTGCAGTTTTCTTATTGCAGCCATTTCAGGAATAGTAGCTTCTCTTATTGTTCCATTACTTTCTTCTATATAAACTTCGGCATTTGCAGGTTCTAACACTTCTTGAAAAAGAGCAAATGCTTTATCACCATCTCTTGTACTTTTTTCTGGATCAAATAAATAACTAAAGTTAGTCCCCACTTTACCTGTTTGACTTGAAAAAAATTGTAAACTGGGAACTACTGAATTATATACTTTGTTATAGTTTTTTCTAAAATCCCAAGGTTCTCCAAATTTATCAGTAAAGTTATCTATTGTCTGTTTAAGTTTTAAAAGATCTTTTTCCTGTGCATAAAGAGTTTCTCCATTCATTTCAATTTGAATAGACTTTAAAGCTGTTGGATCTGTAGATACAGGTGTTTTATAACCACCAATAATTTTATAACTAAATTTATTATTAAAAATAGCTTGAGCTATTGCTTCAGGTTTAAGTTTAATATTAAACATATTTGGTACCTGAATTGGTAAATTTGCACCTATAATTGGAACACCAGCATAAGTAGTAAACGTAAAATCTTTAAATGCTTTAACTTCAGATATTTGTGCAAGTTTTTCAGAAGTTAGTAACTCATATGTACCATCATTTTTTTTAGTAAAATATTTATTTGCTTCTGCTGGATTTGTTTTTGCATATTTATCTAATATTTGTTTTCTATTTTCTTCATTAGCCAAATAAACTTCTAGGTTTGTTTTAGCAACGTTATAATTAATTAATGCTTTTTGTTCTTGAGCTGTTAACATAAAATCTAATGGTTGAGGTTTTCCATCTGCACCAATATGATTTTTAGCCTCATCCATTCTATCTTTTAAATAACCCTGCGTATATGCAATTAAAGCATTACGCATTGTTCCTGGTCCTGTAAGTTTTGTTATACCAGCTTCTTTAACATATTTATTTTCAATAAGTAACTTTTCTAATTTTTTTGAAGCAGCAGCTTGCTCAGGTGTAAATTTATAATCAGGAGCTCCTGGATTAAACAGACCACCTCTTAATTCATTATCAAAAGCTGATGAAATACTTGCTACTTCAGCATCAGTTAATCCTAAACCATTCTTTGCAAAATATAATAAACCATCAGGACTAAATGCAAGATTATATGAACTATAAAAAAGTTCTTTTTGACGTCTATCAAATATTTCAGCAGCAGTTCCTTGTTCAATAACATTAGTTGTACCTAGTCCAAGATATCTACCACCAGTTACTGTTTCAATTCCTTTTATAGGTTCAGTTAAAACATTTCCTTTTTTGTCTACTAACTGACCTAATGCATTTGTAGTTACACCTGAAGATCCACCAGATCCACCAGATCCATCAGTTTTTTTATTAGGATTAGCTCTTTCCCACAAATCCTGGTCACGTTTCCACTCTGCTTCTTGTTTATTTAACTCATAATTTAAAACATCTAAATCAAATTTTCTTTGATTAAGTTGGGCTTCTTGTGCTTTAAAATATGTTTCATTAGGCTTAATCTTTCTAGATTCTAATGAAGACACACCTGTAGACCAATTATCTACAAGACGTTGTTTAGCAAGTTTACCAAAGAAACCTTCAGGATTTAAAATAATATTGTTTTTAAGTTGGGCTTGATAATTTTTAGGAAAATTAATTTCGTATTCTTTATCTATAGCATTTGATTTTCCTAATAACTCAGCTTTTTGTTTTTGATATTGTAACGCAGCTTGTTGATATTCAGGAGTGAGATTTTTTGGAAGAGCGTTTAATAACCCATTAATTCTAGCAATTTCTACAGCTACATTATTTTTTCTTTTTTGATATCCTTTATCAAACTCACCTACTACATCATCAGCCATTTTTTCGTAAATCTGAGCATCTGTTAGATTAGGAAATTGATTTTTGTATTGTTTGTATCTTTCTTCTTTTTCCACTCTACCTGTTACACTAAATTGCTCATAGAAATTATTACCTATCATTGACTCAGCCCATGTAGCAAAATGTTTTTTAGATCTCTCTCCATTTTCTGTACTAATTAAATATGCACCATCAGCACTTGTCTCATCCCAAACTATTTTTAAACCATCTTTACCAGCAACTTCATTTAAATATTTTTCAATATTAGTAAAAGGAATAGCTTTACGCTTTTGTACTTTTGAAAAATCATCATCTGTTCTATTAGCATTAATCAAAACATCTAAACCGTTCTGAAGATCTTTAGCTACAACACCACTATATTGTTCTCTTATCTTAGGGTCATCACTATTTTTCCAACTTTCAAGAGTTTGAAATTCATTTTGATAAGCTTTGGTAAGTTGTGCATCTTTTACAATAAAATTATCTTCCCAAAAAGGAGCAAATATTCCACGAGCAGCAGCTACATTTTGAGGTTGAGCAAAATCAAACCCAGCCATTTTTTGAAGATTTGCTCTAGCTTGTTTAATATACTCATCTCTTATTTGTATATTGTACTTATTAGAAAGAGGAGCATTAAGTACTGATTCCCAAGCACTTCTAGCTTTAGAAATACCTTCCTCATACAATGCAGTTTTCCTTTGAAGCATTTTATCATAAAATGCTAAATCAGGTTTGTATATATAAGGTTCAGGAAAAACGTCTGTAATATTGGGAATATAAGTTGCCATACTGTTACATTATAAATATACTATAAAATTTTCTAAGTTTAAAACTAAACTTCTAAGGTTTATGACATAAATGGATATGCGCTAGCTCCAAAGTTAAATGCTACATCATCATCTGAAGAAGATCCACGTCTTGAAGATGGTCCATATTTTATTTTAAGATATTGATTAAGAGCATCTTTATCCATTGTGCCTTTGTATTTATCGTAGTCTTTTAAAAATTCAGAAGACATGTTTGAACCAGAGGCTGTTGAACCCATAATAGCATCAGCTGCATTAACACCTGGTTTAAGTCTAAGTCTACCAAAAGGATCTGATGTATAATATTTAGATGTATCATAAAGTTGTCCTTTTTTAATACCTGCTTCAATACCTTCACCAAGCGTTTCTGCAAAATCAGTACCATATTTACGCATAGCATTTTGATATTGTTGTGCAGCAACAGTTTCACCCGTATATCTTTTATTTCTTGTTTCACGTTTTTGAGCAGCAAGAGAATTATATACTTGAGCTTGCAATGGAGAATACTGATTAGCCACACCAACATTAAGATTTTGATATCTTCCTATAGTGTCAGCTGATGTTTTAGCAGCATTTGCTTGTATATAGTTAGCCATAGCTCCAGCAGCTTGAGGATTGATCATACCAGCCATTTGTTCTAATCCTCTAGCAGTTTCTTGTGCTGAAGCAAGTTCTCTTTCAGGATCATAAAATGTAGGTCTAGGTATAACTCCTTGAGGCTCATCGTAAAAAGGACGAAGATAGAGAGGAGGATAAGCAGCAGCTGCCATTATTCCTAATGTGTTTTGAAAAGGAATTCCATAATAACCACCACCAAAATTACCACCAGTTACATCACCTGCTTTAGGTCCTTCTTCACCTTCTTCATATGTTATATATTCTTGAATTTCTTTTTTTCTTTCACACTTTCCTGTTTTTTCATTATACTCTAATGTAGGATCAGGATTACCTTTTTCATCAAGACACGTACCTTTTGTTTCAGGAACTACTTCATCTGGTGTTGCTTGTTGTATAGGTTTATAATATGATTTATATTTTTGTAAACCACTAACAGTACCATGACCCTTTTTAGCAAGTTCTTCTATTGTAACACCTTTTGCTAATTGTGCTTTAATCCAATCTTCCCAAGCTTTACCAGGTTTACCACCAGAAACAGCTCCTCTAACTTCAACTGATTTACCAGGTGATCCTTTTTTAGTATATCCTGGTGTACCTGGTTTGTATGTACCAGCTACCTCAATAACTGTATTTCCTTTTCTTGCTTTATTAGTTCCTTGTATACGTTGATATTCTCCACTAGCAACTTTAGCTTCAAAATCTTTTTTTGACACTTTATTTGGAGATTGTAATCCACCTTGAGCTTTTGGTAGCATGTAGTTATCATAGTCATATATCTCACCACCAAACTGATCATTATAAGAACTATCTCCATATGTAGGAACAAATGATCCTCCATTAGCAAAATATGTTCCTTGATAATATGTACCACTATAAGAACCTCCTCTTCTCATTTGTTGAGTTTCTTCTTCTTCTGTAGGTTGTTCTTCTTGAGCTTGTTGCATAGCATAATCTGGTTCTCCACCTGGAGCACTATAGTATCCCGATGTATCTTGTTGCTGCATCATTTGCTGATCTCCACCACCACCACCTTGTTGTTGAGAAATAACGTCTTCAACAGTTTGCATAATGTTTTGCAATGCTTCTTGTTGTTGTGCACGACCAAGCGATTGAAGTGCTTGATATATTTCTTCCTCAGACTTTTTTGTTAGTTGAGCATAAACAGAAATGTATTGAGCTATCTTCTTATCTTGACTACGAGATGATCCACCAGCTTGATATCTATACATATCACCTATACTACTATAGTCAGGAACAAATCCTCCATAGTTCATAGTGTTATATCCATACATAGCCATAGGTTGTTGACCCATCATAGGTGGTTGTTGCATCATTTGATCTTGAGGTTGCTGCTCCATTTGTTGTTGTTGAGATTGTTGCATATATTGTTGCATTTTAGCAAATTTTTCTTTAGCAATTTCTGGAATCCCCTGTGGAAAACCTTTTTTAGATTCTTGTAATATAGCTAGACTAGCAAGCTTATCATCATATTTTTGTATCATTGCTGCTGCTGTTGCTTTTTGTAAAGGATCTGCTTTATCATTTTGAAGAATATCATAATATTTATTTGGTCTATATTGACCAGCTAATTCTGCAAAAGAATAAGTTTTTTTATCTTTTTCTGATTTACCAAATTGAGATAGAACACTACCTTTCACTCCCATTTTTCCTTTTCTTTTAGAATAAACAAATGAGTTATCAGGTAGATTCATAGGAACACCACCTTCTTTATTAGGATCGGGATTATGATTAGGACCCACTGCTTTTTGTAATGGACCAGTTGTATATTTAATTTCTTCACCTCCTTCAACTTCTACATTTGAATCCTCTCTAGGATCAGCACTACGAGTGTTTTTTCTTTCAACATCATTGTAATCAGGATCATAATCATCAATCGTTGTTCTCACTATATCAAGTGAGTGTTTCTTTTGTCCACCATAAACCATCTTTTGAGGAGCTCTTGTAATTCTAACTTTCATATTGTTTGTTTTAATATATTTTAAATATACTCTATGTCACCACCGTTTTCAAGAATTTGTCTTATTTGATCTTCTGTTAAATCATATTCTTCACCTTCATTATAACTCACTTCTCCTCCTAATTCAAAATATTTTTTAAGATCTTTCATTTTTTTATATAAGATATTATCTTCATATTTTACAAATAAAGAAGCAAGTTTATTAAATTGATCTTGAGTTAAATCTCTAATCTTTAAATTAGCACCAACTCCTAATTCTTTTAAAATAAATTTAGAAGAATCAGTAATTTTATTAGGATCACCAGTAACCCATTTATTCCTAGCCTGTTCTATAGTAAAATCACTATAATCTGGTCCCGACAAAAGTTTTTTGTGTGCATCCCATCCTTCATCTAAAGATTTAAATTTAGCTACATGTCCTTTGTTATCATACGCTCCTTTTTCAGCTCCCCATTGACTTGTAAACTTACCAAAGTGAATGTTACCAGGATTGTTATGTGTTAAAGCTATACTTTCTCCAGTTTTTTTATCATTCTTTTTTCCTTCATAGGGAAAGAAACTTATATGAACATGAGTGGTATGTGGATTATTGCCATTAGCTTTAGTGGGTATATATTTATGCCAACCTTCTTGTGGATTCCATACTCTTCTATTAAATATAACATATTTTACTCTTTTTTCTTTTGCTTGACTAATAATCTGTTCAGCAATCTTATTACCTTGATCAATGTTAACTATACCAATATCAAGAGCATTACCTGTATTATGATCACTTTCTCTTTGTCTATGTTTTTTATCACCCCATATACCAGACATTCTTACACCTGCATATTGTTTAAGAATTTCATCCCATGTTTGTTCTATCACAGGATTTACACCAGCAAAATTATATTTTTTTGGTTTAGACGAAGATGATGATGGTGGAGTTGTTGTTGTATTTGTAGTTTGTGGTTGAACAGAAGAAGCAGGTGTTTCAACAACAACTTCAGGAGTAACTATAGGAGAAAATTCAGTTTCTGGAACTACTAGTTGCTCACCAATAATACCTCCACCAAATTGAGCAAACTGTTGTGTACCTACTATTGCACCTGGCATATTAGATGTGTACATTCCTTTATTTACTGTATACTCATTAGGTCTAAATGCTCCAGTTTGTGTATAGTCTCCTCTAGATCCTGATACAGAAGGCATTACAGGTTGTGTAAATATTTTATTTCTTAAATTCTTTTCATAACTTTTTTGAAAATCTCTATGTTGTTTTTCAGCAGCAAGTCTATTACCAAGAGCAAATCCTGTATTTAAACCTTTAGCTACTTGAGTAAAAGCAGCTGCGCCTTTTTTATCCATCCATTCTCCAAACTTACCAAAAAGATATCTAGGAGCTTTTGTAGTGGTACTAGTTATTACATTACCATACATATCTGTTTCCTTAGAAGGATCGTATGTAGGATCACCCTCCCATTTCATATCCATAATACTTTTTCCACTTGGAGGATCAATAACAGAGTTTGCTAAATTTTGATTATACCACTGAACCCATGTAGTTGTAGTTGAAGTTGTAGAAAATGGATCACCAAATGTCTCATCATCCATAGATGGTGGTTTAAACATAGCAAAAATATTAGGATCTTGAATACACTTTGTAGGATCATTTGGATCAGGCATATAACCAGGATCACAATTAGGTGGTGTTCCTCCTCCTTGCATTTTAGAAAGAACAGATCCTCCATGTCTTTTTTGTTTTAAATAAAAAGCAGCTCCACCTGTATGATTAAAATTATCATATCTATTTTGATCTTTATTTGTTATAACGCCATCTTTTGTAAACAAACCTCTAGCAAATGTACCATTATCAAGTGGAATTAATTTAATTACTGATAGACCTGTTGCTTTTTTAAACTGTTCAACATAGTCATCAATATTTTTTAAAGAACCTGCAACTAGTACTTTTTTCTTTAAATCAGGTGTAGCTAAAATATACCTACCACCTCCAACAGCTCCAAATGATTCATGACCTTTATCAATTTGTTTTTTAGGAATTAAAATATTTAAATTAACTGTTGGATTACCGTTTTCATCAAAAGCCATTGCTGTTCTTGCTACCTCATAATTAGATGTAGCATCACTATACATGTATTTTCCATTCTTTTCTTTTGCAATTCCAGTAATTTCCGCAGATCTAAAATCAGCCATTTCTAAATTCTTTCCTTTCAAATTTTTACCATAATCTAAATAGAATTTACCTTCAGCATCAATTCCCCCGTATATTTTATCATCTGCTATTTCATTATCGCTGTATCTTCTAATTGTATTTGTACCATTATTATCAGTATACCCCTCACCCATTCCATATTCTTTTGCAAATGGTGTTATAACAAAACCTTCCGTTTTAATATCACCTAATCTACTACCTCTATTTCTTGCTCCTAATCTTAAACTAGAACTGCTTAGATCAAGCCATAATGGTTTTGTAATATATCTTTTATTCTTTTTATCATACGCTTCATTTTTATCATACATTTCTATTGCACTACCTTCTGCATATGGTGTACTTTCAAGTACTAATGGTGATTGACTAACAACTGGTTTTTCTACTTTTGGAATTGAAATTGTTGACTTTGATTTATTAAGATCATCACCTTCTTTAAGTGCATTTTTTCTTGCAAAATAATTTTGACCGAGTTGAAATATATCATTAACACCGCTGCTTATTCTTTCTATGTTTTTAGTAGGATCTAAAAATTCACCCAAAAAAAGTCCAGCAGCTTTAGTACCAAGATTTAAATAATCAAAAAAACCTAAGTTGTTTTTTTGATTTTGTTTATTAGGTAAACCTTCTTCAGGTAATACATCAAACTCAGTATATTCTTCTTTTCTTTGTGAAATAGGTTGTTGACCAGGTCTAAATGGAATTTGAAGCAAACTTCTAGAATAATCTAAATATTTATTAAACTGATCCATTGCTCCTTTTTTAGCTTTAATTTCTTGAATTTGTTTTTTAGTTACAGGTGATGTAACTACCACTTCAGGAAGAACAAAAGCTTCTTCACCTTCTTGTATGGTTTTATAATAACCACCAGGATCTGCAGTGTAATCTTCAGTAGTAGGATCAGATGAGTATTCTTCAGTAGAGACACTTGGTTTTTTATTCATTGCTGCATATTGAGAAGCATTATTAAAACCAAACTGAGGCATTGTCCCCATTCCTTTATTAATGTCCATAGTAGCAATATCTAAAAGAGCATTTAGTTTATCAGCATTATAATTACTTCTAGCTTCTTCTTTTCCAGGAAGAGATGAATGTCTATCTAATCCTGCTTTATTTTTTGCATGCAATTGCTCAATTGTTTCAACACTAACTGGAGTAAATGATTGTTGATGAGCTAAAAGAATATCTTGATTTTGTCTAAGTTTTTCAAGAAGCTCTAAGTTTTTTGCTGCCGAATAATCATACCCTTCAACACCATATTCTTTAGCAAGTTGTCCTCTAAATGGTTTAGATCCTTGATACCCTTTTGTTGCTAAATAGTCTACAATACTTGAACCTGTATATTCTGCACCATCTTGTGCTTTTACTAAACCACCATCTTGTTTTTTATTTCTTTGACTTCCTAAATATGCTCCTGAAGCTACTGATCCTGTACCAAGTCCTAATTGAAGTGCTGTTTCTCCAACTTTACCCCAATCAATAACTCTAGATGGTGTTTCACCAAAAGTAAAAAATCTTCCTGTTTCACCAAAAGGATCTATTTCACCTCTATTCATTCTAGAAATTTCATCAAAGTTTACTTCAAATTTTTGAGGTCCTCCAGGTTTAGTAAAATATTGTTTTGGGTTACGAATCATTTGTCCAAGATCCCTTGTATTTAATAATCCAGATTGTAAAGGTTGACCTTGAATCCCACTTTTACCTACAAAATTAAAACTACCCGATGTCAGATTAGGTTTAGGACTTTCAGAAATTAAAGTTCCAAAATTTCTACTATATTGACCTTGATAAGGTTTAATAAGCTCTAAAGGATCTGGAGTATGTCCATATAGTCTATTTAACCAATATCTTGTATTTTTATCCCATATCTTACCTGTTGGATCTATAACTAATCCTTGGTCATTATTCGTAGGAATTGATTTACCAATTCCTTTAAAATTTTTTCTAAACCAATGTTCTACAGGACCAATTTTTAAATCCTTTAATAAACTTGGTATTTTATGTTGCACATCTTCAAACGATCTTCCTGGTATAATCTGTTCTGGTATATCAACAAGTCTAGTTTCATACATTTTAGTTTTAGGATTAAATGATTGTATTGTAGCTTGTCTTGTTGATGTAGAAGTTGGTGCTACAAGTCTACTAGCAGTTCTACCTGCCATTGGTATTGCTCTAGCTCCTAAAGAAAGTGCACCTTCTAACAAAGGTGCTGCTGTTAAACCAACATTTAATATTCTACCTAATCTTTCTTTATACTTATTTGCTTCATCTAAATCTCTTTGTGTAGTTCCTTCAGGAATACCTAGTACTTCTGTTCTATATTTATTAACATCATCTACTTTTTGCTGCGCAACCTTTCTTTCATAATCTGTTCTATTATCTTGACCAACTGTTACATTTGATTTTTTCTGTGTTTGTTGTTGACGTATTTGTTGAGCAACAGGCCTACTTGCTCCTGTTTTTTTCATTATTTGTTTAACAACTTGTTCCTCTTTAATTTGTGGTTGAATTGCAGCTTTTGTTCCAACACTCATTCCTCTGTTTACTATATCCCCTTGACTACCATATTGTTTATCTCTAACTTGAAGATAACCAGGAAGCGAAGCGTTACTACCACCTGGTTGAAATTGAGTTAATGCACCACCTGCTCTAAAATATGAAGGTGCAATTTGA